AACTGCAACTTATGGAACAGCCACTGCTAAAGCTCATACGGATATTTTGTGGACATCACAAGATAAAACAGATGATAAAATACCAGAAGGTCAAGATGTTGGTGATGTTGCAACTGAAGGATTAAAAACTAAATTAATTAGAAATGTAAAATCTGAAGCCGAAAGTTTATTAAATCAAACTGATTGGTATATAACCCGTAAAACAGAAAAAAATACGGCCATCCCTAGTAATATTACAACATGGAGAGATGGTATTAGAACTAAACAAGCAGCAATGGAAACTTCAATTACAAATGCAAGTAATACTCCAGCTCTTGAAACTTTGTACGCATATGTAAACACAGCAGATGAAGGGGACCCTGAAGTCTATGAAAGACCATTAGGAGAGTTCCCAGAATTAGGATCTTAATATGCCTTTAATTTTACCAGGTAATGTAGGATCAGCAACAGGAGGAGCTTTTGAAGTAGCTAACTCATTAAGATTTGATGATGGTAGCAGTTCTTATTTAAACGATACTTTTTCAACAGGTAATAGAGATAAATGGACTTGGAGTGGTTGGGTAAAACGAAACGCTTTGGGTGCTAATATAACTCTTTTTTCTGCTTGGGCAGATTCAGATAATAATAGTGTACTTACATGGCTTGATGATGATGCTATACGATACAAAGATAAAGCAGCAGGTGGAACACAAGCTAATTTATATACAAATAGAAAATTTAGAGATATTTCAGCTTGGTACCATATAGTTCTTGTATATGATTCTGGTAATGCTACTTCTGGTAATAGAATAAGATTTTATATTAATGGTGTAGAAGAAACTTCTTTTTCAACAGACACAATGCCATCACAAAATAATGATAGTACAGTTAATAGAGGTAGTTGTGCTCACTATATAGGAACTGATGATACTAGTGGTTATTTCTTTGATGGTTATATGGCACAAGTAGCTTTTTGTGATGGTCAGGCTTACGCTGCTACAGATTTTGGAGAATTTGATGAGGATAGTGGAATATGGAAACCTAAAAATTTATCTGCTTTATCATATGGCACGACTGGATTCCTTTTAGAGTTTAAAGAATCTGGCACAAGTCAGAATAGTTCTGGTCTTGGTGCTGATACATCTGGTCTTAATAATCATTTTGCAGTTAATAACTTTGCAGCAATAGATCAATCTACTGATACTTGCACAAATAATTTTGCAATATTTAATAGTTTAGCATATGGAACAGGTGGAACAGCACCAGGAACTTTTTCTGAAGGTAATTTAAAGATAACATATGGCAGTGCTTCATGGAGAACAGCACCAGCTACTATTGGTTTAACCCAAGGTAAATGGTATTATGAAGCCAAGGCGGGAACAATAGCTGGTTCTGGAACTCAAAAACTTATACAAGTCGGTGCAGTTAGTGAAAGCGGTATATATGATTGCATAGATTCTTATCATGAATCTACAACTTATTCATATGCTTATCATTGGAGTGGTCAAAAATATGTAAATAATGGTGCTGGATCTTTTGGTAGTGCTATTACAACCGGAGACATTGTTATGATTGCTTTAGATCTTGATAATAATTATATTTACGCTGGTTTAAATGGCACTTGGCAAAATAGTGGTAATCCAGCTTCAGGTGGATCAGGCACAGGCGCATTATCAGCTTTACAATCAGGTCAAACTTACTTTCCAACTGTATCAGTATATAATAGCGCACATGAAATAAACTTTGGCTCTCCATCATTTAGTATTTCATCAGGCAATACAGATGCTAATGGAATCGGAAACTTTGAATATTCGGTCCCATCGGGTTACTTTGCCGTTTGTACTAAAAACTTAGCGGAGCATGGATAATGGCTTATACAGCGATAGACGATCCTTCAGCATACTTTCAGGTAAAGACTTATGATGGAACTGGAAGTTCTCTTGCTTTAACTTTTGATGGTAATTCAGATATGCAACCAGATTGGGTCTGGCTAAAAAGAAGAGATGGTAGTGCTAATCACCATGCTTATACTTCAATAACTGGAGTTACAGCAGCATTAGTTCCTAATGATACAGATGTAGAAACAACAGGCTCACTTGAAGCAACAAATTATTTTAGTTCTTTTAATAGCGATGGTTTCACTCTTGCGGGTGGTAATTATAATAACTCAAATAAATCTGGTCAAACCTATGCCTCTTGGAGCTGGAAGGCAGGGGGTGCATCTGGATCATCAAACTCTGATGGAAGTATAACCTCAAGCGTTTCTGCTAATACCACTGCTGGATTTAGCACTGTACTTTGGACACATGATGGAGGTAACTCAACAATAGGTCATGGCCTTGGGGCTATACCTAGCGTAATTATTACAAAAGAAAGAAATGCTACTGGTTCTTGGAATAGTTACTTTAGTGCTGTTGGTAATGCACATAGAATGATACTTCAAGACGAAAATGCAAAAATTTCATCTTCAGTATGGAATAGTACAACTCCAACATCTAGTGTTTTTTCTATGAATGAAAGTAATACATCCACTTTTATAGCTTACTGTTTTTGCGAGAAAAAAGGTTATTCAAAATTTGGAGGTTATGAGGGTAATGGTTCAACAAATGGAACTTACGTTTATTTAGGATTTCAACCAGCTCTAGTTATAATACGAAAAACCAGTGGAACAGGCGATTGGGAAATGCTTGATAATCAAAGATTAGGTTATAATCCAAGAAATGAAACTTTAGGTGCTAACTACGCTGGAGGAGAAGGAAATTATAATAGAATTGATATATTATCTAATGGTTTTAAAGTTAGAAGCTCAAGTGGTAATGTAAATTCTGATGGTGGAGATTATATTTATCTCGCATTTGCTCAAAATCCACTAGTGACGTCAACTGGTGTAGCGGGATTGGCTCGATAATTATGTTACAAAAAGTAAAATTTGCACCTGGATTTAATAAACAAGTAACCTCAACAGGGGGTGAAAGCCAATGGGTTGATGGTGATAATGTTAGATTTAGATATGGCACACCTGAAAAAATAGGTGGTTGGTCACAATTAGGGTCTGTTCAAATTACAGGTAGAACTACTGCTATTCATCATTTTGTAAATACATCAGGTATTAAGTATGCAGTTCTTGGTACAAATAGAGTATTGTATGCTTATTCTGGTGGTATTTTTTATGACATACATCCTATTAAAGCGACAACCACATTAACAAGTGCATTTTCTACAACCAATGGATCAAAAGTTGTAACTTTAACTTTTTCATCTGCACACAACATTAATAAATTTGATATTATATTATTAGATAATTTTACATCTATTACTAATTCTGGTTTTGTATCTGGTGATTTTACAGATAAAAAATTTATGGTGACATCAATACCAACAAGCACAACCCTTACAATCGAAATGGAATCTAACGAATCTGGATCAGGAGCGAGTACATCTGGTGGAATTAGAGTTAGACATTATTATCCGGTAGGACCCGCAGTTGAGGTTGCATCTACTGGTTGGGGACTTGGATCATGGGGTGGACAACAGTTAGGTCAGTTTACATCTACACTATCATCAGGAATAAATGCAAGTGTGACTTCATTAACGATGGCTAGTTCATCTTCTTTTCCAGCAACAGGAACTGTTATTGTTGGATCAGAATTAATTACATACACTGGTAATAGTGGTGGCACATTATCAGGATTAACAAGAGGTGCGTTAGGTACCACTGCTGCAACACATTCATCAGGTGCAACTGTAACCGATGCATCAAACTTTTTTGCATGGAATGCTGCAGCATCAGGAGACGTTGTAACAGCACCAGGGCTTTGGTCATTAGATAATTTAGGTAACAAACTTATTGCAACAATTAATGGTGGAGAAAGTTTTGAATGGGACTCAAATCCAACAGGTGCAAACAACACTAGAGCAACAATTATAACAAATGCACCAACAGCTTCTGCATTTAGTTTGGTATCAACACCAGATAGACACTTAATATTTTTTGGAACAGAAACTACAATTGGAACTAAATCTACACAAGATCCCATGTTCGTAAGATTTTCGTCTCAAGAAGACATTAATACTTATACACCATCAGCTACTAATACTGCAGGTACACAAAGACTTGCAGATGGATCTAAGATTGTTGGAGCAATTAGAGGTCGTGACGCAATTTATATTTGGACAGACAGTGCGTTATTTATTATGCGTTTTGTTGGTCCACCATTTACATTCTCATTTCAACAAGTTGGTACAAACTGTGGATTGATAGGACAGAATGCAGCTGTTGAAGTTGACGGTACAGCATATTGGATGTCAGAAAATGGTTTCTTTAGATACACTGGTAAACTAGAATCATTACCATGTTTGGTTGAAGATCATGTTTACGATGACATTAATACAATTCCAAAACAACATATTAATGCAGGATTAAATAATTTGTTTGGTGAAGTTATGTGGTTCTATCCAAGTTCTGGATCAGGAACAGTAAACAGAATGGTTGCCTACAATTACCTAGACTCAAGCAACGAGCGACCTGTGTGGACTACAGGAACACTTGCAAGATCTGCTTGGCAAGACTCAGCTGTATTTGGTAAACCTCATGCAACAGAATATGATTCAACTGCAGAAACATCTGACTCTGATGTTAATTATGTTCATGGCAATAGTGATGGTGCAACAACTTATTATGAACATGAAACAGGTTTAAATCAAGTTAAGTTAGGTCAAACAACTGCTATAACATCAAACATACAATCTGGAAATTTTGATATTGGTTCACAAGGACTACAAGGTGACGGTGAGTTTATGATGAAAATAAGAAGAGTCATACCAGATTTTTTATCACAAACAGGCGATGCAAGAGTTACATTAAATTTAAGAGACTTTCCAAATGACACAGCAGCTAGTTCTACATTAGGTCCTTTTACAGTAACAAGTGGAACACAAAAAATAGATACACGTGCAAGAGCTAGAGAGATATCTTTAAAAGTAGAAAATACTAGCACTGGTCAGTTTTGGAAACTAGGTACATTTAGAATAGATTATCAACCGGATGGTAGAAGATAATGGCTAGAATAATACAATCATTAACGCAACCAAATGAAGAGTATGATCAACAAGTACAACAATCATTTGTTAGAGATGTAGATAGTATTGTGCAAAAATTAAACACAACATATCAACAAGATTTAAAAGACGAGGCAGAAGCGGAGGCATATTTCTTTGGCTAATTCATTTGTAAATAAAAAAGTAGATTTGACTACAACAAATGCTACAACATTATATACTGCACCAACAGCTGCAACATCTATTATAAAATCTATATTAGTATCTGAAGACTCTGGTAATGCGGATACCATAACAGTTACTATTACAGATACATCAGATGCTGTATTTAGTCTTTTTAAAACTAAATCTATATCAGCAAATGGTACAACAGAACTACTTACAGCACCTTTAGTATTGCAGGAAAGTGAAGTATTAAAAGTGACTGCGGCTACGGCCAATAGACTACATGTAGTCCTCTCAGCTTTAGAATCTAAACCTAGAGAAGTTACAACATAGTCTTGATTTACTTGTT